GGCCGCGAAGGTATCGCCTCGACAAATGCGAATATGCGCACCAACTCGCGCCCGTTGACATCCTCAGCGGAGGATTCCCCTGCCAGGATATCAGCGACGCCGGAAAGCGGCAGGGAATTGACGGCGAACGCAGCGGCCTCTGGAGAGAATACGCGCGGCTTATTGGCGAGCTACGACCGCGCTTCGCGGTCTTGGAAAACGTCGCAGCTTTGCTTCACCGGGGAATGGGCCGAGTTCTCGGAGACTTGGCCGAGATCGGGTATGACGCGGAGTGGGCAAGCATTCGAGCTTCGGACGTTGGCGCGCCGCACATCCGCGAACGCATCTGGATTATTGCCTACCCCGCTGAGTTCCGACGGGACGAAGGATTCGCCCAACCGCCGCGATTCTTCGGGGCGCAGAGGATGGGCGACGCCGACGGCGAGCGACGGAAAACGCGTCCCGGACTGGAATCGTCCGAATCGCATGGGCGGCGGGCGCGACCTTGTGACCGATGTGGCGTTGCGCACTCCAACTTCCCGGGATTGGAAAGGGCCGAGCGCGAAGAGTTGGCGCGAACGGACCCACGGAGATTCCACGCCTACGCTGCCGGACCAGATTGGTGGGCAGTTGAACCCGATGTGGGTCGAATGGCTCATGGGGTATCCGCTCGGGTGGACCGACTTAAAGGCCTCGGCAACGCAATCGTGCCGCAGATCGCGGAATGGATCGGGCGGCAGATCGTAGCGGCGGCGGAGAGGATGAAATGAGCGCGGAGGTGAGACGGCCGGTGTTGCGGTATCACGGCGGAAAATTCCGGCTCGCGCCGGAGTTGCTCAGGATTTTTCCGCCGCATCGCGTTTACACCGAGGTCTTTCGGCGGCACGGCGACGCCGCGCGCATACAGAGCGTCGAGGAGGCAGGCGATGTGCAGTAACTGCGACGCGCACGAAGAAGTTATACCGGCCTGCGCTCACACGTTCGTCGGATGGGACGCTGGCAAGGGCGTTCATTTCTGCCGGATGTGCGGCGCTGACCTCGGCATCATCCTCGAAATCGAAGAAGCGCTACGCGACCCGCAAGTGGTTCACGTTCTGTAAGGCCGGGGATGGATTTATCGGGTACTGACGCGGAAGCTAGCGCCCGACGCCCCGGCCTTCCCTTTCCATACTGGCCCACTACCGGGCGAAGAAAAACCTTGACAGGCCTTTTGTGGCAGGAGTACAACACTCTCGTCGATTGAGCTCTAAATTGCCATGCGCTGTCGCCCCGGCGCTGACCAAGCGGGTGAGCCGTAGAGAGCGTAGGGCGCGGCGTCGCCAGCAGATCCTCGAATCCCTCCTTCATAAGTTGCGCAACCGTCCAGCGGAGAAAGAAGCTGGTGGATTCCTGGCTACCCACATCCAAGGCCGCAAGCACGGCATTCGAGCGGTGATGCAAGCGGAAATGGCTCGTGGTACAGCCCCATGAGCAACGAACCTCGTATCACTCTCAATCTATTGGGATTCGGCACCCTCACTGTTCCACTGAGCTGGTGGAAGCGCTTCTTGGGGCGATTGGCCAATGGATAAGCCTGAGCAGAAACAAGACAAACTCACCCCGCGGCGAAGGAAATTTGTCAGAAATCTCGTGAAGGGCATGTCCATTACGGATGCGGCCCTGAAAGCTGGGTATTCTCCTCGCTGCGCGGCACAGCTTGGAAGCGCAGCACTTGAGAGTATCAGAATCAAGATGCCAGAAGTCCTTGAGCAAGCTGGACTTACCGACTCAGCACTCATTAAGAAATACTTAAAGCCTGCTCTTCGAGCGCAAGAGACAAAGTTCGCACAAGTAGACGGCAAATTCACGGATGAGCGCAAAGTCCCTGCTTGGGCAACTCGCCTCAGTGCGCTGGATATGGTATTCAACCTGAAGGGCTCCTACGCGGCGAAACCGCAGCAAAACAACACCGCAGTCGCCATCCAAGTAGTCGTCGAGCATATCGGTGGAACTTCGAGTCAGGTTACAGCCGAAGCAGTCTGAGTTATGGAAGCTCTGGGACGGCAAAGAGTACACGCGCATCGGTTTCGGGGGTGCTCGTGGCGGAGCGAAGTCTGGCGGTGGGCGGCGCTGCATGCTGTTGCGGCGGATGCAGTATCCGAAAACCACGGGCCTCATTCTTCGGCGCACCTACCCCGAACTGTACAAGTCGCACATTGTGAAGCTATTTGAGGAATACCCGTTCATTCGCGCTTGGTACAACGAGCAGCGCAAAGAGATTGCTTTCCCGAACGGCTCTTACTTATTTTTCGGATCAGCCGAGCACGAAAAGGACATGAGCGCGTACTATTCCTCGGAATTCGCAGACATCATGGTTGATGAAGCGCAGGAATTCAGCCAATACGAGTTGGAACAGCTAAGCGGCTCGAATCGCTCGACCTCGAACTCCGACATCACCCCGAAGATGATCTACACGTTCATGCCAGGGCTTTCGGAAGCTGGCCTGCCACCAAAAGGTCTGAATTACCTAAAGCGCGTGTTTGTCGATCGCAAGCTCCGGGGGGAAGAGCAGCGGTCGAGATGGGCGTTTATCCAAGCCTTCGCCTGGGACAACATCGAATGGGCAAAGAAAGCTCTGGAGAATTTGGGCGTTTCGGAAGCGGAATTCTACTCATGGCCAGAAGAGCAGCGCCGCGACTATTTCATTGAGAATACAGAGTTTGGTGCGGTGCTGGCGTCGCTATCGAGCCAGGAACTGCGCGACGCGTGGCTCTACGGAAAGTGGGGACAGTTCAAGGGCCAGTACTTCGATACTTTCTCCTACGATGAGCACACGATCGCGGCGGAGGATATACGCATCGAGCCATGGCATAGGCGCTGGGTGTCCGGCGACTGGGGCGACTACCATCCGGCAGTGTTCTATTGGCACGCGCAGGACGAGCACGGTCGCGTGACGACGTATCGTGAGTTCTGGAGCATCGGCGCCGGCGAAGCGGAGATGGGGCGTCGCATCGGCGAATTGAGCAAGGGCGAGAATATCGCTTCGTTCTGGCTGTCGTGGGACGCCTTCGGGAAACTCAACAAGGACACGCGCAAGCCCATCACGGAACTGATTGGGAACGCTCTGCCAAAGGGATTTCCGCGTCCTGTGCCGGCAGATTCAAGCCCCGGCTCGCGAATTTCCGGGGCGCGGCTGATGAAGCAGCTACTTGACGCGAAGATGTGGACGATCAGCAGGCAATGCGAGCGGCTGATCGAATGTCTGCCGACGCTAGTGCGCGACATGGAGCGGAACCCGGAAGATGTGCTCAAAGTGGACCACAGCGACACCTGCCTAGGTGACGATCCTTACGACGCAGCGCGATACGGCCTATCGAGCGAGATTGCCAGCGTTCGCAAGCCTGTCCAGATACGCGTACATGAGCGCATTGCACAGATTCAGCGCGATGAGCCAGCGGCCACGATGACGCACATCATGATGGCGAAGGCGCGCATCGAGCACGAGGAGCGTAGCTCTGCGCCGCGAGCGATACCGATTCGCAGGCGATGGAGGTACGCGCATTGAGATTGTGGCGCTCGCGCTATACCACGTACCTCGAAGAGGAGATCGCGAGGCTGCGTGAAGAGCTGCGACGCTGGCAGGACGCATTGCTCACAAAGGAAGGCCTGCCGCTGATCGCGGTAAAAGACCCGAAGCCGCTTCCGACAGTGAAAAGCCGACCGCTGCCGAGCCAGTGGCGCGCGCGGCTAGAGCGCATCACAGGAGCACGACGTGAAGAAACCCGGCCCCAAGCCTAAGGTGCTGACCAAGACGCAGATCCGCAAGATGGAGCGCATGCTGAGGGCGTAGGATGCCAGCGGTCAGCAGAGCGCAGCAGATTGCCATGGCGATTGCGGAGCACGAGCCGCAGAAACTCTACGCGCGGAACAAAGGGCTGCTCAGCATGACGCACAGCCAGCTTCACGACTTTGCCGCGACACCGCGGAAAAATCTCCCGCAATATGCGGGAAAAAAGAAACCGAGGTTCTCGATATGAGCTATCACCTTTCCGGCAGTGATGCGGACCTGGTGCGGTCGTTTGTGCGGCGAGGCGATCCGGCAGGCGCGGTCGCGTTTGTCGAGCGATTGGTGAATCACGTTTTGGAGGCAACCCATGGCGAAGAAGTTCCTGCAAAAGGCGATCAAGCATCCGGGAGCACTGACAGCAGCGGCGAAGCGGCACGGCGTGTCTAAGCTCCAGGAAGCGCGGAAGGAAGCGCATAGCTCGAACCCGCATATTCGCGCTCGCGGGATTCTCGGTGAGCGGCTGATTGCCGGGGACCTGCACCACGGCAGCGGCCATCATCAGACCGTGCATGTGCATCTGCATGGCGGCGGCAAGAAAGGATTCCGGATCTAATGGCATTCATCGGAGCGATTCCAAGCGGCTCGGTAATTAGCATCGACACTGCGGTGACTACGACAGGACCCGGCAATTCCTTCACGTTTCAGATTAACCCTGGCGCGACCGACTTCAGCATCCTGCTGCAAGCAGTGGGCACGGTGACAACGCTGTCCGCTGACCTGCAAGCAAGCACGGACGGCGGAACAACCTGGAGTAACGTGACGAATCGTACAGCGATTCTCACCTCGGCCGCGCCTTGCGTGATTATCGGCGCGCTGGTTTCAGGATGCTTGTACCGGCTCAACTACACGACCGCGAGCGGAAGCATAAACGTTAACGTCGCTAGCAACTAAATGACGCCTAGCAGTCCTCTGGTAAACCAAGACGCGAGTCCGCAGCCTCCACCGCAAGCACAGGTTGATCCTACGAATCTGCCGCGGGAGCTGTGGTATCCCATCTGGGAACTGCTGACGGATATGGAGCGCCAGGACGAGATTCCTAGGCGCTACGAGGTACGCGAGATACTCAAGAGGCGGCTGTTTTTTCGCGGCGAGCAATATTGGTGGTGGAACGGCGACACGAACATGTGGTGCCCGCCGAACCAAGTGCCTCTCGGCGCGACAGAAAACGATTTCCAGGAACCCGCCTTTCAGCACGTCACAAACATCTACCAGGCGTACTCGCTGAGCCTCTGCTCTGTGCTCAGTCAGAACAACACTGCGGCCAGGTTCTGGCCAGAGAAACCCTCGAACTTCGTGGACATTCAGACGGCGAAGAACGCGAGCAAGGTCGCTGATCTGATTCATCGCAATAACGACTGGCAGAACCTCATCGACCAGCTCACGTATTACATGTGCACGGACGGCTTCGTTGCGTCGTATTCGCGCTACATTTCGGATGGCGAGAAATTCGGACACGAAGAGCGCGATCTCTATTCGCCCGGCCAAGCCGTTGTCGGGCCGCCCTCGGTATCGTGCCCAAGCTGCGGCTACTCCGCTGAAGGAACGACAGAGACGCAGCCGACGTGTCCCGACTGTGGTGATCCCACGCAGGACGTGCCGGCGCCCGCTGCTGTAGTGCCTCAGTACGCTGGAACGGTGAAGATTCCGCGAGGACAGGAAGTAGTCTCGATCGTCCCTGCGCTGCAGTTGCGGCGCACGATGTGGGCGGACGATCAATCGGAATTCCTCTACCTGGATTGGGTGACCGACGCGCACAAAGCTGTGGTTATGGCGACCTATCCCGACAAGGCCGCCGCAATCGAATCGTCTGCTGGAGGAGACCCTGGGGGCGTGGCGGACTCCTACGAGCGCATGGCCAGGCGCATTCTCTACATTGGCACGGGGCGGCACACGGGGATGCTGCTCAAGGACCTGGGCACGTTCCAGCGAGCGTGGATCACCGCGAAAGCGCTGTGGGCGATTCCTGGACATGTTGACGGCGAATTGCAGCCATGCACGCGCTGCCAACTGCTCAGCCTGTTTCCCGAGGGCTGCAAGATCGTGTTCTACAACGGCGTGTACTGCGAGTCCGCGCCCGAGGGCATCGGCGAAAAGTGGGAGTCGATGCACACGATGCCCGGAGAAGGCCAGCTTCGGGAAACTCTCACCAGCGCGATGCTGCCAATTCAGGAGCAGCTAAACGACGCGATCAATCTGCTGTTCGAAATCATGATGTACGGGGTGCCCGAGGGCTTCGCGGAGGAGAAGCTGCTCGATTTCGAGGCGCGATCGCAGCAGACGGCGAGCGCCGGAAATATCACGCCGGTCAATTTGGACGGCGGCGGAGGAATCGGCGACAAGCTGATGTTCACGCCAGCGGTCGAGCCGTCGCAGGCAATGATGGGCTACATCAACCTGCTGCTGAACCAGATACCGCAGCTTTTGTCCGGCGCATTTCCCGCGCTGTTTGGCGGAGACACTGGGTCGAACGATACCGCCGCTGGCATTTCAATTCAGCGCAACCAGGCGCTTGGCCGCATAGGCAGAGCGTGGCGGCGCATGCAGACCTTTTTGGCGAACACAGACGCGAAAGCGGTGCGCTGCTTCGCCGACAATCGCACCGAAGACGTCGAGATACCAAAGGAAACGAACTCGGGTGAGTACGACAGCGAATTCATCCGCATTGATGACCTGCAAGGCGATGTGATTGCGTATCCCGAGGTCGATGCGCAGTACCCGACGCTGCAGGCTGATCTGCGAAGCCTGATACTGAATCTATACAACGGCGCTCCCGCCAATCCACTGACGATGGGCGTCCTGCAGGTGCCCGAGAACCTCGAATACGTGATGCGGATGCTCGGCGCAACGGACTTGCAGGTGCCGGGAGAGCAGCAACGCATCAAGACAAACAAAGACATTGAGCGTCTCGTGCAAGAGCAGCCCACTGTGACGCCAGCGCAGCCAGGCCAGCCGCCAAGCGAGCAAAATCCTCAAGGAATCCAGCCGCAGCCGCCACAGGTTCTTCCGAGCGTACAGCCTGACCCCGATGTGGATGACCTGAAGGTTGCGGCCGACACCTGCAAGGCGTGGCTGATTTCAGACGCAGGCCTCGAAGCGAAAGAGACGAATCCTGCTGGATACCAAAACGTGCTGGCCTACCTGAAGGCGTGCACGCAGCTAGGAAAAGCACAGCAGTTGCAGCAGACGGTTGCTGCGCAGGCCCTTGCTGGAGCAGGGCCGCTCGCGGACTTAGGGGGAGCCGAGCACATCTCGGCACGACAGGGAGCTGCGCCGCCTCCTCCTGGAGCAGGGCCATCCGGCTCGCCACCGTCACCAGCGTAGGCCCTGAAGGAGACACATGTCTGTAGAAGCAGTCTTGGATCGAATCTCAGAAAGCGCCGCAGGAACACCGGCTCCGCCGGTGGAAGAACAATCGCCCGAGGAAACTTCGGCAACGGTGCCGCCGCAAGACGATGCGGGAAAACCGGTCGAGGGCGAGGCGCCGGACGAGACGGAAGTAGACCTGGAAGCCGTACCGGAAACAAGCGGCGATTTTGCGAGGTACAAGCCGCTTTTCAAGGATTATCCGGAACTTCGGAACATCCTTGGCCGGGAGAAGGCGTTCTCGGAAATAGCGCCGTCGTTCAGCGAGCTGCGCCAGATCGTCGAGCGAGTGCCGTCGCTCGATGATGCGGAGCAACTGTTCGCCGACGCGGAGAACAAGCGCATTCTCGGACAGACTTTCCGCGAGGACCCTGCGTCCTTCATGGAGAGCCTGAAGGAATCCGACGAACTCGCCTACCAGCAACTCGTCACTCGGCTGCCCGAAGTGCTCGCGCAGACCGATGAAAAACTTTTCTCCGAGCAGGCCCGCTTTTACTCCAACAGCGTCATCTCGAACGTGTTGAGCATCGCGTATCAAGCCGGTGACCAAGACCTTCTGGCCGCCGCTCAGCGAGTCGCGCAGTTTCTTGGTGTGCGGCCCGGGCAGCAGGAGCGCCCGGCGCGGCAGGACAACTCCGAGGCAGCGCGGCTCCGCAGGCAGCTCCAGGAGCGCGAGCAAGCCGACCAGCAGGCGGCCTTCGAAGCGTTCTGGGGAGAAACGGACAGCGCGATTATCAACAACTGCGTTGCGCAGATCGAGGAATCGCTGAAGCGAGCGATTCCGCACGCGACGCAGGCGCAGATCGACCGGATGAAGAAAGAAGCGTGGGACAAGACTCTGGAGACCCTGAACGCCCAGCCGCAGACCCGAGCGCAAATCGACGCGTTTCGCGCCAATGCGCTGAAGGGCCGCATGGGCGTTTCCGAACACAAACAAATCGTTGCCTATGGTACGGGAAGGGCGAAGCTCGTCATTCCCAAGGTCGTAAAAACAGTGATCGATGACTGGACTGGCAACGTGCTCAAGATAGAAAACCAAAAAACAGAGAAAAAGCAGGCAATCGCGGAGAGAACGAAGGATGTGGGAGTCGGTCCGCAGGCGACCAGTTCCGCCGCGGGCTCAACCGTTCCAAACGGCAAGCCTCGCGGAATTAAGGACGTTTTCCGGGAACTGGAAAGCGGAACCTACGCCAGACGTTGATTCTCTGGGATGCCTTTCTGGAAAGGAAAAAGTAGAAAATGGCAACAGTTGAAGCCAATGCCCAACCGCTTGAACGAGAACTTATCGTCTACGAGAAGGGCATCCCTGAACTGTTGGAAGTGGATACGCCGCTTCTTCAGCTAATGGAGAAGCAAGAGGCCGACCCTGCTTCCAATCGCGCAACCCGTATTCCGCTTTTGACGCAAATCGGCGGAACGTTCCAGCAAGTGAGCATGGATGGCGTTGCCCTCGGCAACACTTCCGGCCCAGTGTGGAACGTCGCCACCTTGACCCCGTACTACTTCACGGGCGGCTATAGCTGGACGCTTCT